TTAGTCTGGTAAATTTATATTTGCTGGTTTTTTCCATAAATTTTTCTAATAAAGTATTTCTATCTCGAAGACCAAAAGTATTCAACGCAAAGTGTTTAGGATGACAAATCATCTCGGCATGACATACATGTATATGGTCGTTAGTAAACGTTTGTACAATATCTCCGTCTTGATAGTTTTTCTGATCATTATTAACAGAATTAATTTTTAAAACTATTTCCATATTTAATCCTTATAAGCCAAATCTACCTTTTGACGATAAATAATCTTGTTTAATTTCATCCTCACTTAGAAGTCTCTTGTAAAATTTTACCGATGCTATAGACCCCGGAAAAACTTCACTTAAATAAGAGGGGGCTCCGCTGAAAGTAGCTGTTGCACCAATTTCAAATGGAGAAGTATTTGAAATACTACCTATACCAGTAGGAACCATGAAAGATACATCTACAGATGTATTTACTCGTGTTTTAAATTCGTTGGAATAAAACACGCTACGATCTGCATTATAGGTTGTCGTAATATAATGCCATGTAGAAGAATCATAATAACTACCACCATTTTGGCTTCCTCCAACACTGCCAGTATCCAGTATTCTATTAGAATAAAGTTGCCACTGAGTTAAAGAAGCCGTTTTTCTCTTAACAGATATAGACCATCCCGGAGATTGCCTGCCCATTTTATTTACTACTCTATACGTAGCTTCTCCTTCCATTTTACTCGTATCTGGCTTAATCCATGCGGTTATAGTAAATGCTCCACTAGAAGGATTTAGATCTTCAATACTTTCAGAGCCACTTACGCTCACATATTCATCAGTACCATCGAAAACAAATATTCCTTGAGCTTCTCCATCAAAATTATCGCCTGACATATTTATCATACTCCCATTATTATCTCCAACAATATCATACCAAGTACTACCAGCACGAGGATAACTATACGTTGAAGCAGCATTCCAATAGGAAAAATTACCAATAGAGGATAGGGTGGGACCTACATTCATATTACGAACTTGTGCGTTTTTAATTACTACCGCCATTTTAACCCTCTATTCTCCATTTGGCACAGTCCATTCTTCTGTATGTAGTATTTGCATTATTTCTTCGTAGGTATATTCTTCGCTTCTATTAATTATATTAATTATACTTGAAGGCATAGGGCCGTTATATTTAACAAGACCCTTAGTTCCATCGATAGATATTCTAACTGTATTTTTTGACGTTTCTAAAACTTGATCAAAATTAACATCATTAAGTATTGCAGAATATGGAACAATGACATAGTGCCTATGGTCAAAAAAATCATGACTCATAACCCAAGTTCCTTATATATTTTGCCCAACTACAAATCCATCAAAGCTTCCAGATTGTGAACTATCTCCACTCACGGAGGTACACAAAAAGCCGAATACGTCAGTTTTACTACCAGTGGTAGTTAAAGTAGGTGCAGAACCACCTGCCCACTTTATAGTATTAAACCATGTAACAGTTCTACTTCCGCTTGCATCTTGAACTAATCGGGTCATAAATTTTTGTCCAGTACCGGCATTTGCGAGTGCAATGACTCTATTACCCCCTAAAGTTACCGTATGCACATTGCCAGAATTTAAATCACATGTAACTGTAGCTCCATCTTCATTAGATATTAAAGGAGTTTTGATTGCGCCAGAAGTTACTATACCATCTGTAAAGTTACCACTACCATTTACATCCAATAGAAAAGCAGGCGAGGCTGTGCTAATACCGACCCTATCATTTTCAGCGTCTGTCCTTATTAGATTAGCATCGTTCTCACCTTTTACTTGCAAATCGATATCCAAAGCGCCATGATTAAACATTAGCTTATCAGTACTATCCTCTTCTATTTTTATATATGTTCTTCCACCGGCAGCTATCTGAATCTCGTCATTTGTAAATTGAATATAAGTATCAGGATCTCCACTGTGATAAATATATCCGTCCGTTGCAATAGCAACAGAGTCAAAATAACCAGTACCAGCAGTATTAAACTCAGTTCCTACTAAAACTAATCCAGTTCCTGCGGTATAGGTTGTGACTAAGCCAGAAACTGTTGTAATGTTGGCAGCATTCGTCGCTCCCGTAGCAGCAATGTTCGTAACGTTAGTTGCAATATTGGTTGTATTGGTTGATATGTTCGACATGTTTGATGCGATAACAGAAGCGTTTGTTATTCCCTTTGCAGTATTTGCGTCAATTATTACACCACTAGCGGAGGGAATACCTACGATACCAGAAACGATAAGAATGTCAGCAGCGTTAATAGCTCCTGTAGAAGCGATGTTCGTAACGTTAGTCGCTATATTTGTAGTATTAGTCTCTATATTGGACTGATTTATGCCTGTGGCAGTAGATAATAAACCGGTGGCAGTTGATAGCGCAACGATATTACTAGAGTTTGTTGAAGCAGAAGAGAATAGCGTAGTAATATTGCTACTGTTCGTTTCAATCCTTACACCACTAGCTGTTGGCATTCCAGCAGATGAGAGACCAGAGACCGTCGCAATATCAGCCGCATTTTTCGCTCCCGTAGCAGCTATATTTGTAACATTAGTCGCAATATCTGATTCGTTTGTTGCTATACTATCTGCATTATCACTAACATTAGTATATAATAAAGATCCAGTAGCTTCAATAGCTCCTGTAGGAGAAGTAGTTTGTACAGTCCCATCTCCAAAAGTTATCGATTTAGATGATGCCAAACTAATATTTTCAGTAGAATGCCAAGCATCTGTCGCATCTAACCAAGTCCATTTTTTATCACCGTCCGTAGATTTTAAAACGATACCACCATCATCTACATAGGCGTCATTGCCAGCTGCGGTGCCGCTATTCGATGCTAATTCTAATTGTTTATCCGCTATAGTAACTGTAGTACTATCAATATAGGTAAGAGTGCCACTAACGGTTAAATTACCACTAGCAGTAATATTATTAAAGGTAGCATTTCCACTACTATCTATATTAGCTATATTATTATCAAATGTTAGGGCTGTAAAATTTCCAGTTCCAGCAGTATATGCAGCAATGGCCGGTGTAGTTGCACTACCATTGAAAGAGGTTGCAATACCGCCATAACCTAAGAAATTCACAGGAATAGCTGAAGTAACATTACCAGTGCCACCAGTATCTGCTGTAATAGACCAGTAATTATAATGATCTGCATCGTGCCCTGTAAACGCTACTGTCTGTGTAATTCCATCAGGAAATCTTACCCCACTTGTAAAATTACCAGTACCGTTAACATCTAATTGATACTGAGGAGTTCCGGTGGCTATTCCAACATATCTTCCGTTTGAGTATTCAATAAACTTTACGTCTCCGCTAGCATTTACTTCTATAAGAGGTAATCCAACAATATCTGAAACAGTAAATAAACTTCCTGTAGATATATTATCGCTGATAGACAATAACCTACCTTCTGTTCCATCAAACGCAAGCATTGTTCCCGTATGATTATCAGTTCCTTCAGTAGCTCTTATGGTTATAGGAGTAGCTCCTGCTTCAGACGATGTAAAATTCATCTGAAAATCACCAAGGCTAGAATCGCTATTTAAATATAAAGTATTAATTCCGCTTGTATAGTACATTAGCCCGGTTGAACCTACAATCTGAGTTCCTGCTGGATTAAAGAATGCAAGCGCTCCAGACTCTCCATTAGGATTAAAAGGACTAGTTTCACAAATACTAATAATTCCTGAATTATAAAAATTAGGACTTGATAGACTTGCAGTACCGACTGTTAATTCTAAACCTTTTCCTATATATAGTGTTTCAAAACCAGACGTTGCTGAAAAGCCATCACAAGACAGTGTTGTAGATCCAATTTTTGGTAATAGTCCAGAAACACTTACAATATCTGTAAAGTTACTCGCTCCAGTATCTGCAATATTGCTAGTGTTCGTTTCTACCAAACCCATTATTGTATTTTCAGAAGCAAAAACAGCATTAGATGAAGCTGCCTTTTTAGCAAACAAAGCAGAAGATGAAATAGTTTCTGTCAATCCTAGCTGAGTACTTCCATCATGAAATCTTACAGTATTGAAAGAACCCGTACCACTAACCTGTAATTGATATTCTGGATCTATTCCAATACCTACATAATTTCCAGAAGTTTTAGAAACGGCCTTATCAGCAGAATAAGTAACAAAGACAGTACCACTGCCACCTAAATCAATTTTACTATTATCACTATTGGAACTTGTAAATATCTCGTCTCTTGAAAGAGTGTTTGATGACAAAGTGTAGGTTCCAATTCCTACTTCAAACTTAATATCTTCTTCAATAGTATAATAAGTAGAATTACCATCTCCAACTCCTGAGATACGTACAAATCCATCAACAGCACCTCCTAGACTTATAGGACCGGTACTAGTAGTAGTTGTTGTTTCTTTGGCGCGGTCTACAAATCTAATGATAGGATGGGACATAATTCCTCTTCTATTTTAATTGTAATAAAAAATCCGGCGGCAGCATGTGCCACCACCGGATATTCAATTTGTAACCCTCTAATGATGTTACTTAAAATGCTCCTAGCAAAACTCGCCTAGTGTCCAGAGCAGCGAAACCATGTTCAGCCCAGCCATAAAGACCAGCGCGTCTTTGACGATGCAAAGTGTCATCTTCAAAAACTTCAACTGGAGCACGAACTGGCATAACAAAGCTATCGCGATTACGCAAGTCAAGACCAACAACGATCTCGGTCTTAGAACTCGGCATAGTACCAGAAAGATCACCAGTATAGAAGTTCTGATACTCTTGACTTTCACCAAGCTCATCCAAGGTGTGAAGATTAACGTTAAAGATTCGCGTCAAAAGACCACCATCTCCAACGATAAGGTCGCGTCGAGTAGTAGGATCAACTTCATCAACACCCCAATTACGGATGTCTTCAATACCTTCAGGACTAAGGTATAGATCAGTCAACTCTCCACGATCAATAGAAGTTGAATTACCGCCACCGTTTCGTCTCATAATAACTTTAAGAAGCGAAACAAGTCTTTTACTAAACTGACCAGCAGATGCATCTGCATCATAAATCATAACGTTACGGTCAGCACCAGCAGAAAGCAATGTATGCCATCCATCGTCGTTTATCTTTTTAGTAAACTGACCTTGGAGAACATCCATCGCACGGCCCACAACATCCCATCTTGCATCACGCGCATACTTCAATAACCAGTCAATAGAAGCACCAACATCATATGTTGGAACCATAACATAGTCACCTTCAACGTGTCGTTCTGGAATACGACCGTGATTAGGAATCGTATAGGCTACAAATTCCTTCTCAGTACCCGGCGACAAGAAATCGAGCGGAAATTCAGAAGTGGCACCCGGACCCAACTGAATGGCTTCAAAGATACCATCAAGAATGTCACCACTCATAACACCCTTACGAAGAGGAAGCTCAAGCGCTTTAGCCAACTCACGAGTTGCGGCAAGAGACTCCTCACGATTCATAGAGCCAGCTCTAGTGAGAAGCTCGTTCATTTCTGGAGTAGGTTCAAAATATTTTTTATGAGACATTTATTCTCTCCTGTATATGTTAAACAATGTTAATTGCTACTTTAGCAAAACCATCTGCGTCTTTTTTAGAAAGCCAACGACCAACTACTGGGCTAGTACTACTAGCAGTAGCTGCACACAATGTGCCACCAATATTAAAGTGTGCTGCATCACCCATCGTAATTGCTCCTGAAATTTGATCAGTTACGACAGTACCAACACGCAACAATAAAACTTTACTACCTTGCTGAACTTCATCTTTTGCATAATTAATATGCTGACGAGTCAGGTCTAGATTCACTACATCGTTAAGTAGTATACCAACGGGCTTATCTGTTTCTGTCGTAGGAACTTTAACAGCAGCATTGGAATCATCCATTGCCGCACCCGAACCTTGTGTGGTTGCCGACACAAGGATACCTCTCTCAGCTGTCGCATTCATGAAAAAGCTGAGATCGGTCAAATGTTCATTTCTGTCTGGTCTTAATGCCATGTTTACTCTCCCGAATTTGAATTATTGTTTAAAATAATGGTTTGTACCCAATCTTGAAGACCAGCACGAACCACTTCAACACCATCATTTGAATCAACATCAGCGTCTGATTCAACCACCAACGTAGAAGCCTCTTCTGCTTGCGCGGTTTCTAAAACTTCTTCATCTATCTTCTCTTCAGAAGCTTCAGCATCTTCAGCTGTGTCACTAGCAGCTTTTGTTTCCTCAACCTCTGAGGTATCAGCTTGAGCTTCTACTTCAGGCGTTTTGGTATAAGCTGCAAAAGTTTCAGCCAACACTACAAACTGCTCATCACTCAGGTCTGCAAAAGTTTCAATTTTAGCTTCGGCCTCTTCATCGGAAAGACCAGCTTCGATAAGAGATGCTTTTCTAGAACGTCTTTGCTCAGTAGCATCCATTTCTGCAATCTTAGATTCCAGTTTGTCATGAGCTTCGCTCACGCTTTCAAGTTTAGAATTAAGCTCTGTAGCATTTGTTTTAGAATCTTCCAATTCTTTAGTCAAAATATCAACTTGCTCGGCACTGGCTTTAAGTTGATGATTCAACTCTTCAATGCTCTGCTCATATTTTTCCACGTTTGCTTCAGCAAGCTTATCGGTCAAGGTCTTATTTTCTGCTTGCACAGATTCAAGACTTACCTTCAATTCTGCAATTTGATCATTTAAAATTTCATTTGACATATTATAGCTCTCCTGTTTATTCAAAATATTAGGATTGTCTACTTTCTTAACTACACCATTTTTATTAAAAAGGGTATTTTTAGACGAAATAGAAGCCTTATTAAATTCAAAAGTTTTATTTTTATCAAAGATAATACTTTCAGGATTCGCTGGCCTATCTACAAAACCCTTACCACTAAAGGTAATATTTCGTAAGAGTCTACCAACCTGATGCTCTTGATAAGAACCCGTTCCTCCATAAGACCGTAAATGCTGAGTTAAAAATGCGGTTTCATCATTTCTAGCTATTATATGATTTTTACCGTTTGGATCAACTACAGCATAATCAAATCCCCTAAAAACACATTCCATTGAAACATATTTATTTCCCGCTTCAATCTGTTCAATAAGGTCCAAAACACGACTAAGATATTCTGGGTCTTGCCATTGTTTATATATAACGGAAGATACTAATATATGATAGCGGTCTGGAAGCTCTTTGGTATCTAAATTTTCATCAATTAAATTAAAATTATCATCAACAGCCCAGTTGTCAATAATACCACCCACTATTTGTTTTTCGTCATGTTCTAAATTAGTGGGTTTATACTTAGGTGTATCTTTAGATGCCCATACTTCATCTCTATCAAAAACATCATCATTTTTATTCCAAGAAGTACTAACCAAAATAGAGTACACATGATGAATATCTGGGTCGCCTTTTGCAGCCTTTGCAATAGGAAAGGGAAGCTTTTTATATCTCTGAGTGGTATCTAGTGCGGCAAGTATTTCATTTTCTTGTTCATAGCGTAGTAGGGCTGGCGCTTCATAGGCTATAGATGCATTAGCTTCAATAAGATGTTCTAAACCGGCGTCTTTTTCGGCTTGAAAAATTTGTATTTTATCAGTCATGCGAATGCCTTATGGGTTATTAACAAATATTAATATTCTACCATTTTTTTTATAAACTCCCCTTCGGGAATAATAATAAATCTCACCAGTGACTGGGTCTTTATAAGCAAACTTACCCTTGGCAACATAATGCTCAGCATAGAAAGTAGTCCGTATATTTCTAATTTCTTCAATACTTAACTTTCTATTGATATCAAGAGCAGCGTTAGCAATCCACTCTTCACACTTTTCAAGTACACCATTTGGCAACTTTTGGTTTAATCCTGAATAAATAGCCTCTTCATTTATAGGTTCTAAATAATTTAGATTATATAAAACAGAGAACTTAATCTGTTCTGCTTGATTAAACTCTTTTGCAGTAAGACTTCTCATATTCTTTTTATTAAACTGTTTCAATATACCCGGATTAATAGTCTCAGCTATTTTAGCCTGTGCATCCTTAGCCCATAGTTCGATAGAGGCTTTATTTTTAGGTTTAAATTCTTTTTGCTTTCTTTTTTCTACGTCTCGTGAATTTTTTGGTCGCCCCGGATCTCCTGTATGAGACTCTTCTTCTGGCTTCTGATTATTAACAGGACCATTCTCTTTAGGACGACGCATCTCTAAGCCAGACTCATCACCATTCTTCTCTCTAAGCTCTACACCTACTTGACTAGGTGATGCAACACCTGTTTGCAACGCTATCTTTTCTAGACTATGTTGCTTGTCAACTGAATGATACGGACTAACCTTTTCCATTTTTTTGGTATCTCTACCTTTGTTTTCAGAGAGAACTCTTCTTTGCTCAATTTCTGGTTTAGCTTTAATATGTCGCTGAACAAACTCGTCGCTTACAATATTTCTATCAGCCATTGCTAGCAAGAGATTTGTCATAGCAGCAGGATCATCTAAATACATAAAATCAAACTCAAGCTGCGCAGGAAATCTAAAACCCATAGTGCTTTGCACAATCTTAAGCTGATGGATCCAAAATTCCAACACAGTATTGCGAACATAACTTAAACGTTCAGTTAGTGTTTTTAAAGAAATAAAGTTGTTCGTTGTACCGGCTGCTCCAAATGTTCCTGTCAACGTGGGAGGAATTCCCAAACATGCATAAATAGCCATTAATGTAGGACGATACTTTTCTTCTCCTAAAAAACGTTGCACATCGGTTCCAGTTTCAATAAGTTCAATATCTGGACCCCATACTATATCAGTAGTACCACCACCAACGTTTGCACCCAAAATTGATTGTAGGGTTGAAGCAGCGGCTGGAGTAGGCGCAAGTTTATGATCTAAGCTACCAAGTTTAAAAATTCGAATTTTAGAGATAGCTCCATCAAGAGCTGTTTTATCTGCCAATTTAAGTCGTTCGTACAGAATGAGGTCATTGAAACAAGCATAAGTCATAGGATCAGCCCATTCTTGCCAATCGTCTTTTTTATAAAAATAAACAAAGGTCTTATCGGGAGGGAGCAAGACTCCTTGATTATTTTCAGCCGCTTGCAAAATCTCAGGAGGAATTTGATTTAAAAGCTCTCTTTCAAGAGGGTTGTCAGAATTACGAAATTTCCTAATCATATTTGCTGTATGTCGAGGAAGTTTAATTATATATCTACGATTCCCAGTTAGTGAAGAAAGTGAGCCACCCACCACTTCTACCGTTAATGGATCTAAAAAAGAATACCGCCAAGGAATTTCGCCCTTAGAAAAATTAGACAATTTAATATCAGCATTCATATCAGGAGAGGCAACTGAACGTTGCATTTCTAATCTCTTTTGCTTATTAATTTTGGCAGTACGCATTCTTATGGGAACGTTTGCCTCTCGAAACAACAAATTACAAAGCCTTTCAGAAGTTTCTTTTCCTCTAACGCGAGTAAACCATTCGTTATAAAACTTCTCTATCCGCTTGTTCTGATGAACTAAACGTATACCTTGGCAAGCAAAATCACCCATAAGATCAATAGCATTTCTAATCAACCCTATTCTTCTATAAGCTTTTCTGGCAAAAGCGATAATCTCTTTATGTGTTTCGGGAACTTTTTGATCCGGTCTAAAATAATCATAATCAGAATCACGAAGACCGGGCCTTCCGCTTAACTTAGTAGTTAGGTCTGAATAATTCCTAGTTCTAGAACCTTGAGATGCAGTGGCAGCTTCTTGAATAGCACTTGTATATATTTTTAAACTATCTGCCTGTTGAGCCTTATTACCTGCCCAGCTCACATAGGCTGGACCATCCGATGGAAAATTCACTTTAGCATTTGGAGAAGGTTTTTTTGCCACTGTTTTATCCCTATAGAAGTAATAGTAATTGAATGTAAATCAATACCTATTGATTATTACACCATTCTTTTTAATCTCGTCTAATTGCAAAGCAAGTATTTTGATTCATACTAGAAGCCCACTCTTGACCTACATACATTTGGTTGGAAGGACTAGTATTATAGACTCCGGGAGAAATCACAGTTCCAATGTTATTATATGTTGGACCCGGAATTTCTCGCTGAAGTTCTCTAGCAATCATATTTGCCATAACTAAAGCGCTATAACGATCTTTACGTAATCGTCCTTTCTTACCAGTGTCTGTCTTAACTTCTGGAGTATCAAATCTCTCTCTTCCTCCAGCAGTTACAGAAACTACAACTGTTACTAATTCATCTTTAAGTTCTTCAACTTCCATAACAGCATCTTCCAATGTGTCATACAGTCGCAAGGCATTAGACTCCCCTACCTTGTCTTTTAATTGCTGAAATGAAATCTTATCCTTTTCACTCATTAGACTTAGACTTAAAGTATCAAACCTTGGGAATAACAATACTTTATCTTCCATATCTTTTCTAAGTCCATGATTAGCTTGAGAAGTCCATTCTGCTTTAGCAAAGTTAATTAGTTCAATAATATGGTCGCCAGCAACTCGATCAGTATCTTTTTCTTTTTTATCTTCAATAACAGGAAGTATAGGTCGCTCACCAGTAAACATCTTATCATGATCTCTTAATCCCTCTGCAATAGTATAACCACCTCCCTGTGAGTCTATAGCTATACGAACGCAAGGAAACGCTTTATATAGTTCTCTAATCTTTCTACAACAAAAACTATAATAGTCATTCTCATCTGTTAGACCAATGCGTTTTCTGCTCTGAAAGTCCTTTTTATTAGTGGTCCACGTATAAACTACCCTATGATGCTCTGGGTGTATTTCAATGATTACAAGAGCAAAATTATCTTGCTCAGAAGCAGGATCAATCCCCATTACATATTTCAAATCAGGATTGCCTCTAGTCATAGGATCAAAAGGACTAGAACACCAAGGAGCCCATCCCGGACTAGAACAGTTACGATCATGAGCAACGCACCCCTCAATCAAACTTCTTTTAAAGAATCCTTGACTATCAGAAGTAAAGCAAGCCCCATACTCCATCTGATAAATACCATTGTGCATAGTAGCCCTTGACCTTGCAACCTGTTGATCATCCATAAATCCTTCAGGAATAAGTTCATATGGTATACGCACAATAGAAAATGATTTCCAATCTAGACGCTTCATATATTCAGGTACTTTATCTAAGTCCTCTCCTGCTTCCTCTGCTGCTTTTTGAAAATCGCCCTTAGTTTGAATGGTTGATTTATATTTCTTCCAATAAGAAGCAAAGTGTTCGAAACCATAACCACAAGTTCCAGCTATAATGGATTGGTTTGTTTGTCGATCCTTGTAATCAATCTCCAACGTTTCATTCCACTCACCAGCATCTTGTAGAATCTTTCGACGAGCAGCTTGTTTTACATTCTGAGTAGGATTAGCAGAGACTGCTGCAAAACCAGCAACAACCGTTTCATAAATATCTACAGGAATACTATTAAATTCGTCAGCAATAATTGTATGAGCACGCAAGCCTCTAATTTTACTTCCGTCTCCTAATGGCACAGCCATTGCCCAACTATCGTTAACTCTCATCGTACACCTATCTACGTCACGACGAGGACCACTACTATCAGTGCATACACTTCGTAAAATAGGAGCATTTCTCCAGATAGTATCCATATACTCAAAGATGACCTTACTTTGTCTAAATGCAGCACCCACTATAACAATTTTAGTTCCCGGAATCAGAATACATTTTAGAATGGCATATACAGATAGTAAAAACGATTTACCAAAACCACGACTTGCTATATACATAGGAAAGGCACGATTCCACAATTCCTGTAATATAACAACCTGTTCTGGAAGAAGTTCAATATTCAATAATTTTTTAACTGTCCATTGAAAGTATTCAGGCTGTCTCATCAAGCCAAGAATATATAGATGTAAATTGTCTTTATCTTTTTGACTCAGATCAATCAGAGGGTTTTTAATATCTTTAATATCTTCATTTGTTAAGTTTAGCCAAGCGTGTTCGGGATTTTCTACGTTATAAGTCATCGACATGCCTCATTATTCTAAATGCTATTTCTTCAGCTTTTTTCTTATCTCCACACGCCATAACATGAATACCATGTTCTATCTGTGCCGACACAATAACTCGCATCATGTATTTACCTTTAATTCGTATGTCTTTCCACTTTGATTTGGGAACGCTAGAACCCACCGGATATTGTTCTATTTGATGCCAACCAAACTCAAGTAACAGAAAGGCATGAGGAAAAGAAGACATTGCCTTTAATTCTCGCAAAAATCTTTTTTCCCCACAGTTTCCTGCAAACTCTGAAACCGATTCCTTTCTTTCTATACACAGTATGTGTTCTTTATCCTTTATGCTGTAATCGCCAATGTCCAACTTAGTAATTTCTGTTCCTATGCAATATGCATCTTCATCATACCACCATCCATGACCTTCTTTTTCTCTTGAGTCACGTATAACAGTAAACCTACTCATTTAGCGCCCCACTCTAAAAGTTTTAGAAAAAATAATTCATAGTTCTCTTCTTGTCCTTTAATTTTTTGATGGCATGTCTTACAGAGAGTAATGCCGTTATTAATAGAATAATGAAGAGCCGGATGGCTCTCCCATTTTTTAATATGATGCACCTCTAGCCTTCTCCTAGAGTTACAACCGGGCCATCGACATTTATTATGATCTCGCTTACGAATATCTTTACGCCATTGTGCGTAAGCAGGATCACTCCAATTTCTGCGCCTCATTTATATCGTGATCCACCATTAAGTGTACTAATTCTTGAAATTCAGTCTTAGGAGTCCAACCGAGACTGTCACGAGCCTTTGTTGGAAGACCAAGAAGATATTCAACTTCTGCTGGTCTATAAAACTTAGGATCTACAACCACATAATTATTCCAATCCCATATATCTATCGAAGAAAAAGCCTCATTTAAAAACTCTTTAATTGAATATGTTTTACCTGTAGCAATAACATAATCATCAGAGTTTTCTTTTTGCATCATACTATACATAGCAACAACATAATCTTCTGCATGACCCCAGTCTCTACGAGCTTCAAGATTACCTAGACGTAGCTTAGGGAATTGAAAACCTTGATCCTTAGATATTCTTCCGGGTATATATATTTCGTCTTCATCAAAAACCAAATCTGAATATTGAATATTGTGTCTACTTATCCAAGCCATAAACTCACCAATCCATTTGGTAATTTTACGAGTAACAAAATGCTCTCCTCTTCGTTCGCTTTCATGATTAAATAGAATTCCACAACATCCAAAAATATTATATGCTTCTCTATATACACGCACAAGATGGTGCGCAGCTGTTTTAGCTATAGCATAAGGAGATTGAGGCATGAAGACAGTATCTTCATCTTGATATTTACTTTCTATTACTTTATTAGAATTGCCGTCATACATTTCGTCATATACATCATAACTTTTTTCAGTATAATTCTTTCCAAACATTTCACTTGTTGATGCTTGATAAAATTTTGTATTTGGTGAAAAACGTCGAATAGCTTCTAGAAAGTGCAATGGTCCTAAAG